ATTGTGGACATTTATCTTTATTACTTACAAATTCTTCTTTAAAAGGCTTTGTAATTACATCTCCAGTTTTTTCTTTTACATCCACTGGCTTTAAAGTCTCAGTAGTCTGCGCTCTTGTTGTATCTTTCCATTCACCAACAACCATTTTAAACCCTCTATCACCTGCTAGTTTTGTAACCTGAGCAAACTGATCATTAGGAGTAAATGCCATACCTGGAAACTCTTTCTCAAATTTAACTCTAGCTTCTTCAATAAGATTTAATGGATCTGCATTAAAGTCATAAACCTGTGACTCTGGAATTTTAACCATATGGGTATTTCCAGATACTATATTCTCAGCTACATTTTCTGCAGGGTAATACATAGATACTCCACCCACTCTACCAATAGCAGTCTTCTCTTCAGCTGATGTTACATTTCTAGGATTTGTACCATATTTATTAGGTTCAATAGTTTCTAACGTAGTAGGTGATGTATGATAAAAAACATAATTACCTTGTCCATCTTGAGTAAGATTAGCCACGTTTGAAGATGTTTCTGCAGATATTCCTTTAACCTCAGCAGGCTTAACCTCCTCTACTTTAATCTCAGCAGGAGCGTTCACACTCATCTCTTCAACGGTAGTTTTACCACTAATTATGTTTACTCGCTCATCTTCAGCTAATTTAAACTGAGACTTTAAAGTATTTAATAAATCTTTCTTTGTATTTACATCAATAGTTTTATCTTCTGTTATCTCAGAAGCCTTGGCTCTAAGTTCAGACTGCTCTTTCTCTATTTTTGCTATCCTGCTCTTACCAGCGTCAGACATATTATCTATAGAAGAAACAACTTTATTTACTATAGCTCCGCTCTCAGCATTTAATCCAGCTATCTTATTTTTAGCTACAGACTTTACTTCCTCAGAAACATTCTTATCACCTATTAATTTATTAAGGCTTAATATCTGTTTTGAGTTATTATCTAATACATTAGTATATTCTGGTGATGTAAATGGTTTTATAACAGCTCCAGCTATGTGAGGAGATGACTGAAGCATTGATGTCATAAGAAACGTATCCTTTAAAATTTCTTCTGAGTTATCAAAAATTCCTACGTTCTTTTTACCCAATAGATATTTATCCATAGAGTTCTGAACTACATTTGTAAACAACTCACCAGCATTTTCTTTAAATTGATCCTTAGTGTATTCTTTTCCAGTATTTAAAAAATTATTAAAAGTAGAATTAATTAACTCTCTTTTTAATACATCATCAGCATTTATTGCAGATGTAGCTAAACCTGCTTTTTTTAATATTCCAACAGTGGGTATTTCGGATACTACCTCTGCTCCACCCCAAAGTAATGGTATAGCAAACATTTGTAGGTCATCATATTTAGCTGTTCCATTAAGGACCTCCTGCTTCATATCAAACCTTTTCTGCGCCATACTAGTAGCTCCCATAATTGCTAATCCTGGATTACCAGTAGATGCGGCAACAAGATTAGGAGTTTGAACAGCAAGCACATCAGAAGACCAGTTAATAAAATCATTCACATTATTTACGTCCTTTATGTCCTTTCTAAATGTATCACTTAATCCACTTACACTATTTACTGTTTCTGAAACTAATTCATCCTTAGATTTTTTTAATCTATTTATGTATTCAGGATTATTTTCAGATTCAGGAAGTATAAAATCAGCAATCATATCTCCAGTAGTTACCAAGGCATTTAAAGTTCCTTGAGTAACCCTTCCAGATATGTTATACAACATATCATAGTTTCTTTTTAATAAATCAACTTCTTCTTCAGCACTTCCGTGCTTTCTATCTAATCCATATATAGATTTGTCTAACTTTTTAATGTATTCAGTGTTAGATTTTATTCTATTCTCTACATTAGCTATTTCGTTTGGATCTTGATTTGTTTGTTGTAACTGATTTAATCTTATGTAGTCATTCTCTAAGGAAGCTAGATAAGAGTCTCTAACCTTTACTACTTTCCTAGTATTATCATCAATAGTTTTAAGTTCGTCTACTTTATTAAATTGCAGATTATTTTTTACATCTTCAGAAACAGATTCTAAGTAGTCATCAGTTTGAGAGTTTCTAATACTCTTAGCTTTATTATCTATAGCTAACTGATAAGCCTTATAATTAACCTCTTCCTCTGATAACTTTGAGTTTTTAGGATTTGACTTTACTTCAGATATTTCTTTGGCTATTGGGTTTTTTTCTATTTGAACAGCACTTATGTCCTGAGGAGTTAGGTCTGCTAGTTTGCCTATACCAGACACAACAGTGTTATATGCAGATGATAGTCCAGATTTTATAACATTTAAAAATCCCGTGTTATTAACCTCAGCATCTACCTCCTCTTTTGCTTTTGATGTATAATTATTTAAGTCCCTTATATTATTGAACTGATATGTAAAAATATCATCAACAGGTTTTTCTATAGGAGTTTTCTTTTTAATAGCCTTAAGTCTATCAATTTCCTTTCTATTTCTCTCATACTCCTCTACATTAAATTTCTCCCCTGGTTTTATTTTGTTTTTCTTTTCAAGGTATTTTATAGACTGTTCTGTATCAATAGGAGTAGATGGAGGGACAAACCCTTCTTTTTTAGGTTCGTTTCCATACATAATAGATGTAGGACGTTTCTCTTCCTCCTGTCCAAATAGTTTAGTTGGACCACCTAAAGCAACCGAAGCCTGCGCTCTTGTTGGTGGCTCTGTATCCGATGAAGTACCTTGCTGAGTAGGTCTCGTAGGAGATACCCCAGCACCTGCTTGAGAAGTAGGTTCTGAAGATCCTTTTTTTTTTATAGGTATACCAAACTCATCAACAGATTTTTTGGCAACAGCGGGCTTTTTAATTGGTATTCCGAATTCATCAACTTCGTCCATACTATTCTATTTTAACTCCTTTTTGTTTTAATAACTTTTCGTATTCAATTGCAGAATATCCAGCTGCTGCAGCTTTTGCTGCTAAATCGCTTCTCTTTATAACTGTTTTAGTTTGTGTTTCTTTACTTCCTGCAACAGGTTTTGTAGGACTAAAACTTTTTTGTTCTTCTATTAAAAATTCTCTAGCTTGATCTAAACTTTGAAAAGTTTCTCCTGGTCTACCAGGTATTGGAACACGAGTTATAATATCTTCCATTTGAGCACCATTAACAGTTTCCCATAAACCTTCAGCCTTAGTTCTTTTACCATTTATTACTGGAGTACTTGTAAATTTAGTTCTTTTAGTTTCAGTCGCTGTTCCTTTTTCAAAATCTACCCCTGAACCTGTAGTTTTACCAACAACATTATATCCATTAATAACTACCTGACCATTTCTTAAAGCAACTGATTTTATTTCTTGCGTTATTCCAGGTCCTTGAGATATTCTTACATTACTAATATTAAATGCTGGACCTGCTAATTTATTAGTTTTTTGACCATACATAGGTATTACTTTTCCTGCAGATACTACTTCTTCTGGTTTAGAACCTTTCTCTCCAGCTGCTGCTCTTTGAGGAGCAAATCTTTCCATTCCAGTCTCCTTAATTCCAGTCTGAGCTATAATGTATTCTTTAACTATATCCCTGGCTCTAGTTCTCATAGCGTCATCTATAATAGGAACCATCTCACCAGCACCGTTATTTTTAAGACCTATATTTTTACCGCTTGACTTACCTTCTCCAGTTATAGAATATGTTCCGTCAGTATCAGTCAAGATACTTGCGTATCCTTTATCATTTTTAGCAATAGCTTCTGTTATGTTGTTTACTAAATCTCCAAATCCTGGGTAATTCTCTATCTGTTCTCTAGTCTCAACACCGCCTCTTCTAACTAATTCAACAAATGGTTCGAATTGTTTTGCATATCTATTAGTCTCAGCAAGAACATCTATCTTTTTATCGTCAAAGTTCTTAACCTCTACAAGCGTAGACATAGGAACCATCCCAAGAGGTCCTTCCTTAACATTTCCCTTATTATCTAACTCAGCCACGTATAGTCTTCCGTCATTAGGGTTGTGTATTAGTTTCTTATCTTTAAAGTTTTGAAATCCACCCTTCCACTTCTGCATAAAATCTGCATAGGCAGATGTCTTTCCTTCCTGAACATCCTTTAAATACTTGTCATAATCAGCACCGTAAGTTTTTGTAAACTGATTTAGTTGACCTATACTAGCTGAAGTGTTCTGGTTGGCTATAGTAAAGTCAGATCTAGATATCTGACCAGACTCTAACTTCTTTTGTAATTCAAACACGTTTCTTTTAGTATCATAACCCATATTGGTTATAAGTGCATTAAGATTAGGATCACTTGTTAGACTTACCTCGTTAGCCTTTGTAAGGATATCATTAGTAAGCTTCTTATCAGTTTCTCTATTCTCATAACGCTGCTGTTCCTGATTTTGTAAATTCTGATTTACATTACTGATTACAGTACCCCAATCAAGCGTTGGAGCTGCACCTATTTCTGATGGATTCTGATACTTATAGTAAGTAGCCATAAATTGTATTGTTTTTTATTTACCTAAAATCTGCATAATAGACTGTAATTGCGTAGGACTTGCTCCTTGTAGTAAAGAAGCAAAGCCTGATTGCTGTGCTGCTGGTCTCGCAAATGAAGTTCCTCCTAATAAAGTCTGTAATTTATCTCCAGCGTCAGCCATACCTCCATAGGTTCCAATCATTCCAGCTCCTTGAGTAATAAGACCTCCAACTCCTTGAAGTGTAGCCTGTTGCTGTGCTATCTTAGCTTTTTCAGCAGCCATAGCAGCAATCTGAGCACCTTGTGCTTCTTCTGCAGCAATCTTAGATAAGTCGTCTGCCTGCTGTGTAGCAGCTCCTGCCTTCATAACATCTAAATTAAAAAGTCTATCGGCTAGAGCCTCTCTTGTTTTTGCCTGACCTTCTATTGTAGCCTCTTGAACCCCCTGAATACCCCCAATTAAAGATCGTTGATCTTGAGCTAATGCGTTTACAGCCTGTGCGTTAGCAGCAGTACCTTCTCTGAATGCTCTATCGTAAGCCTCTGTAGGAACTCTAAGAGCTTCGTAGAAGTTTTGTTCTTGTAGTCTCTTTTGTTCTATTAACGCTTGTTCAGCAGCTCTCTCCGCAGCTCTCTGTGCGTCAGCAGCCTTACCAGCTTCAGAAATAGACATAATAGTTGATACAGCTGTAAGCCCTAACCCTATAAATGGCATAGCAGCAGCTAACCCTGTCGCAGGTCCAGCTAGTGAGGTTACAGTGTTTGCAGCTCCACTTAATCCTTCTAAAGAACCAGTTATTGCAGGCGTCAACGGAACAACTCCTTGAGGTGTTAGTGAATTTACCGATTGAATAGGTGGTCTTTGATAATCGTAATAAGCCATAATTCTATATATTTTACAAAGATAATAATTTTAAGGATAACTTTTAAATACGTTTGATTTAACTGAAAATAATTCCACTCTGTCCTTTGCATAGTTCTCAAGTTCGTACTGCATATAGTATCCACGTGCACCGTAAGACTCAGCCACACTGTTCTTTATGTACAGTATGTAGTCTCCATTATTAACTGGATTAGCTAAAGGAGGCGTGTTATTTATTGTTATAGACGTGTTTGTAAATCCTGTAACAGCACCTATAAACTCTATAACTCCAGCATTATTTCTGTATGCTAAATCCCCAATACTTACGATTGTTCCAATATTAAACGTGAAGTTTAAGATGGTAGCAGCAGTTCCTGTATCTTCTACAAGATTAACAGAGCCAACACCCTGAGCAGAGCGAAGTCTAAGGTTATCGTCACCTGAAAGGTTACGAATGTATGCGAACCAATTCCCCTCCTTCTCTACAAAGTATGTAGAGTCTATATCCCCAGTAGACAGATCTGTTATAACAGAGCAATCCCACGGCTTGTTGCCATAGGTTGCAATAGTCTTAAAGTTCTTAATAGTTAGTGGATCGTCATTAAATACAGAGGTTACCTTAGATGGTCTAAATGCGTTTGGTGATGGAACTATTGGATAATCAACTCTATCCCACCAGTCCTGGTAGAATGTGTTCCTGTTTACATTCGTGTTGTGCTTATAAAGCTCACCTCCCTTAAATGAATAGAACGCTCCGTTCATACCAATCATCATCTCTGGGTGGTATGAAAAGAATGATGTCCATCCCTCTACGTTCTTATTGTATGTTAGTGTGTACTTCATAGTTTATATACAAATATCTATTATTGATATCACTCCTATTTCTGAGCCTGTGCCTATTTGAACAAGATAACTGTAAGATTCATCAGGACATACTGATTTAGAAACTACGTAATACTTACCTAACCCATCAAACTTATCTAGTGGATTATTTGTATTATAAGCTATATCCCCTGGCTCAATAGTACATAATACTCCTGATATATAAAAATTAATAAATTGTGTATCTCCACAATGTCCTTCTCCTTCATTAAAACCTGTAGTTCTTAAGGATAAATTAAAAGGACAAGCTACTTCAACAACACCAGTGAACGATATTATCTCTAGGTAAGTTATATTCACAATATCTCCTAAAAATATCAAATCTTGTGTTACGATATCTCCATCAGTGTTTACATAGGTAATACTTCCTCCGTCAGGGTGTTCTGGATCACCTTCCTCCCATAATCCTTCAAAACACTGAGCCTGTGGCTCGCATCCAGGACAAGGAACAGGATCTAAAAGAACACCTGATAATAACTGTCTGTATATATCATCTGACATATAGTATCCGTCAGGAGCAAGAGTAGTCTGATCAAAGTCTATCCATATTCCTGAAGCTGTAATAAATGAGTCTGAGTCTACATAGAATATATCAGATGTTGGACATTGACAACATAAAGCATAAAAATTAGTTTCATCATAACACATAGTTATTCCAAGCATACTTCTGTAATCCCACACTAAATAAAGGTAGTCAGAACCAGCCAATTCAGCAGCGTTTATAACAGCCTGATACGTTCCAGTTATTGGAGTAATTGTTGTTAATAAAGGTAACAACTCACTTGGAGTGTACAAGTTATTAGATATCAAGTACTTAAATGAGTTAATATCTGGATCAAATATAAATGTATCGCTAGATCTCTTATTTGAAACTAATGTTATATTACTTCCGTCAGCTGGTATCATACCCTGAGATAGACCTCCTGTCTGACTCTCGTATAAGGACACACCACCTGACTGCATAGTTACAAAGTCGTTTAAAAATGGACTGTTAAAACTTCCAAGAGACCATCTATAGCTATTGTGTATAGTCTGACCTTCTAATCCTGGGTTATTATAAACAACTCTATAAACAGTTACGTAGTCAAGTATATTAACACAAGATGTATTTATAGAGTATGATGCATTAAAAGATGTTATTTTTATATTAAAAGTATTAGGAAATGCTGTAGTCTTTTGAAACGTAAATAAATAATCATCAGGACTATCAAAATTAACATTCCATACAGTATCATTTCCGTACTTAACTAAAATATAAACCTCTCCACTAAATAATGTAAAATCAATAGTAACCTCTCCTATATTATCTCCTAGTTCTACATCAAAATTATACACTCCGTTTACATTCTGTTTAGATATTGTAATACCACAACCGTACACATCTAATTCTGTTGGCATAGCGTTCTCTGTAAGATGAAGCACGTACTCATCCATATAAGGATCGTAACCACCTATTTTAAAATAGTTCTGTGAGTTCTTAAACTCATCTCTGAACCAGTACTTCATACCCATATCAGAAACAATACTAAGTGAATCACTCTGTGCAGATCCACCTCTTAAATTTAAGACGGCATTACGCTTAATATCTGTAAAGTAAACCTCTCCTCCAAACACGGTAAAGCTCTCAGGATTATTACTAATACCGTAGTCCTCAATCCTTGCTATCTGAGTTCCTAATACCTCTGGTATAGATGCAATCTGTCCACCTCCAGCGGAGTCAGATAATAAGTTCTTTCCAGCTAATATGTACGATACCTTGTCCTCCTGCAAAACTAGAACGTCTGTACGTCTTGCATATAGTCTATTTATAGGTCCAAAAGACTTCTCTAAGTCCTTAAAGTTTGCCAGTGATAGGTTGAACTCGTTTAACTTGTTTATGTTTGTCTCTGCATTATATATCCCACTATACGTCATAGACGCATACCTGTCTGCCTTTCTGTATTGCTCCTGAGCAACAGCTGTAACACGTTCACCTAAGTAGAACGGATCACCTGTAAGTGAATCATTTATCTTGTAACTCTCAACACCATTACCGAAGGTAAAGCAGTCAAAGAAGTTAAGCGTAACAACAGCAGGATCTGTAGATGTTTGATCTACATCTCCAGGAGCGTCTCCACTCATATGGAATCTATCCTCGTCTATAGGAAAGCTATCGCTACCTTCATAAAAAATCTCTCCATCAGCATCAAGAGCTTCTGTTTCAAAAACAATAAGAGACGTTGACTGCTGTATTGTAATAGTTCCTCCAACATACGATCCCTTTCCAGTATTTATAATAGGAGCACTAGCACAAGCTGGCGTACCTGTTTGAGCTATAAGGTATATACCTCCAGTTAATTCAGGTTTATACGGATCATCAGGATCTACTTCTTGAAACTGAAATCTATTAACTGAAGGATCTGTTGGAGGATCAAAATAATAACATCTTGTTAAACCTAACCCACTTAGGCAATAAGGATTGTAAACACCTAATAACTGATTATATTCATTTGTATTTACTGTATCATCTCCTCCAGATATAACCCCGTCCTCAAAGTTTACACCTTCTCCTTGACAAAATAGGTAGAAGTTATCATAATCCTGATTAGCTACAACAGTCTTAGTGTATTTATAATATCTACCTCCACAAGGGCCTCCTCTACCATCTCTAGACATACTTATATTAAACCTTATAAGACTACCAGCAGGTATTGCGTAAGGAAGTCTAGGCTGATTAGTTGGACTAATTGGATTCGCTGGTATGTAATCTGGATTAACGTATGAGAAATCCCATCTCTGAGTAGAATAATCCCATCCTGTCCTGTTTAATGGTGGTACTTCTATAAATGAGTTTCTATCATAGTTTACCTCAAAATTTGAAACCCTCATTCTCATATAAGTCCCAGAAGGTTCGTATATTACCTTGTCAGTAGATGGTGGATTTGTTATAAAGTTATTAGACTGAGCCTTAACCTCAAGAACAGATGATGTGACAAGATTGTTTAAGGCTCCATTAGAGTCTCTCTTGACTATTAAATTTTCACCAATTCTTGCTTTACTTATATTTTCTCCTTCTAATTTAAACCAAACAAAACCATCAGAATCCTGAAAGAATAAGTTGGTGTAGATAGTCTCGTACTTAGACTTAGAAGGTTTAACTACAAACTTATATCTCTTAGCCCAAGATGGAGCTAAGTTATATATTGTTGCAACTATATTATTACTTGTATCCGAAGCTGAAGCTGGAAAAAACACAGTGTTTCCATCACAAACTAAAGCTGTAGAACTTCTTAGATACTCGTCCTGATAAACAATTCCAACCTCAAAATCTCTATTGCTATGCAAACTTTTTTTACTTTCTAGTTTAGATATAGCAGCAGTAGTTCCTACATCTGACAAGTACTCGTAAGCAGTTAAAACAGGTCCAGATACAGGTGTACCTGTAAATTTAATAGCTGGTATCTGTATTTTTATAATATTTGGTTCTGATGGAGATGCTATTATTGTGAATCCTTCATTAACTGCGTTTATACCTGTACCAACAATATCCCAGTCTGGTGGAGTAGTTGCTATGGTTTGCATTCTACAGTTAAATACATCTGTTAATGAAAAACCATCTCCGCAATTAGTTATAGGATATTCGTGAGTATATATAGCATTTATAAATGATTGATTTTGAGCTAATTGATATGCGTTTGCAAAATCATTAGTTACATTAAAATTAAATGTATAATCAAACTCATTTAATGGAGCGTCTGTCTCATAAGAAGGATCTCCACCAAATGCGTTGTGATATAATTTAAATTGTATAGTTAATAATAATCCAGAGATAATTTCAACATCTGTAAAGTCTATAATTATAATAGAACTATTTATCTCTCTAGGATCTGAAATATTTATATTATAGTTTCCATTTTGAAGCGTAATATCTAATTCTTTACCTCCTATCTCCTCGCTAAAACCAACAGGGACATAATTAATATTTGTATCAATATCATAACCATCCACATAGTTTCCGTACATAAGTCTGTTACCCATAGTGGTCTGAGACTTAGCTGTTAGAGGAACGTTATCAAATAATCTTGTAAGTTCTGAACTTGGAAGTGCTGTGTATATCTTCTTGTTATTAAACTGAATAGATTGAATCTGATCATTTCCCCATCCCTGCTCATCCTTTATATATCTCTCTATAATATTTACAATACTTGAGTCAGATAATTTAAAACATAAATCAACCTGAACCACATTTTCATTACCTGTATTAAATGAAACATCATACGAGTTGAATATATTATTCATAGATCCGTTCGTATATGTAGTGTAATTAACAAAGAAGTTGTTAGGTTCAAACGCTATATTACTAAACTGAGATAGCGCACTATACTCTCCATCCTTATACTTGTATCTGTAAGAAAACGATATAAACTTATCTGTCATATAGTTCTCCTCAGTAGAAACAACTAAAGGTGTTATAGATGGAGACTCTAAAGGTGGAGCAACAATAACAGATATGTCGTCCTCTGTAATATTATCAACTCCCATTGTAGGATATACATACGAACTATTTACATTTATTCTTCTTGGAGGGTTGTAGTTATCCGTCCAGAATAAAAGACCGTCAATTAAGTCAATTCCATTTACTAGATACTTAGTGTTAAAATTAAGTACTGTAGTTGATATAACGTGATAAATAAGTGTGTTTGTTCTGTCATTATAAGATAGAATCATATCCACATTCCTTGGATCTGTTACGAACCAGTATATTGTCTCGTGCTGGCTATCCTCATACACACCAATACATCTTGCATTTATAGATAAAGGATTGCCTTCATAAAGAATAGATGTGATCTTAGTGTTACCTAATGAGTTCTCAATAGCGCCAACGCTATTGTTTTCAGTAGATCCTATCCTTATATTTAACGCGTCAATATATTCTCCGTCTGGAAGAACTCTCTCGTCAAACGACTTATTCATTCTTCCTTTAAGGAATGTAGTATTTAAATCCATACTTATTTAATCCACTTATCTTTGCCCCTCATATTCATCAATAATCTTCCAGGGTGTATGTTACTCAATCTTATCTTTGCGTTTCTTAGAAGGGCTGTTTTCTCTTTCTTAGCTCTTTCAATTACATACTGCTGAACTCCGTACTTGTTTGTAAGTACAACATACTTAATGTATGCATACAAGAAATCTTCAGCCATCTTATTTACAGTAACCTCAGAGTCATCTCCTCCCTCCATACCATCAGTAACATACTCAAGTATACAAAGTTGACCAGCCATTCCTGATCCAAAGTTTATAACACCTGACTTCTTGTCTATTCTGTACGTAGGGTTTACGTTTGCAGTCTCTGTGTTTAGACCGAATCTTGCCCCAATAGTGTGGTTAAAGTACCACTTACCATCTAGGTTATATCCCTCTAGTCCGTTAAACTTACCGTCACCTAAATAGATGCTCTTGTTTAACTTATGTATTCTGTCATAGTCTAAAATAGATGTTCCCTCTAACACATTACCGTCCTGATCAAACAATACTCTACAGCTATTATCCTGTAGGTATGAGTTACTGTAGTTAGTCTGAATATTCTCAGTAAGCGGTCTTAACACACCGTCCTTATACAAGGATATTCTAACATAGTTCACGTAGTCTGGTGGAAGGACCAACTTAAGGTCGTCACATATACTAAGCTCCACGATCTTAATTTCTTTTAAGGCATCGTAGTTTAACTCTTGAATACCTCTCTTTGCGTGAAATAACACCTCGTACTTATCAACATTATTAATAAGTTTGTGGTTTCCAACATACATCAGCATAAAGTTGTTAACTATATCCTTTAGTGATACATACTGGTACGTTCCCCAGTTTTCATTCTCTGGAGAGTTTCCAGCGTTCTCATAGTATTGATAGCCAGTTAAGTATGCCATAATTATTGTTGTTGACTAAATGTTGGTTGTTCGTGTTGTTCTTGACCTAATGCGTAAGCAGCAACCTCTTGCTCTCTTATTGATATTCCTGAGTACTGTAGTATCTTCATAACTAATTTATACTCGTCCTCTAACGGCAACTCAAAATCTTGGTAATCTGGTTGAGACTGATCAAACATTGGTTCACCATTTCCAATGGTTAGGTATGTCCACTTAGGATCCTTTGGAAATCTAAAATAAACTGCCTGAACTTGACCTGATGTATTAATTGTTTTAGGATACATTTTAATATTTTCACCCTCTAGTGTATATGATGGATACATTTCAGAAGGCTGAGTTAAATTTGAAGAGTTTAGCATTGTTATTTTACCAACACTTACTTTATCTGCTTCTTTTTCTTCTTTAGAAATTATTTTATATCCTTGACCGCTAACTAAAAATATGTTTGAAGTAAGTGTTATGGTAGTATTTGAAACAACAGTAAGAACATTTGATACAGCATTTGTTACTGTGTTTACAACAATATCTCCTTCTGTAATTCCAAAAGTGGTAAATTGACCTGAAGAAGATTTAAGAGCATTTAGCCCAATTGGACCATTAGTTCCTGAAGTTATAAGCTTTAAATAACATAAAACTTTTAAAATATAGTAATAACTATTTCCAACAGTATTAATTGTTGGAGCTGAAAATATATTTCCTCCAACATTAGATAAGAAATCTGTAACTAAAAAAGACTCAAGGGTTTCAGCTACTGGCTGCCCAATATCAGCGTAGTCAGTACCTGACATACGAGCATTCTCCATATTGATGGTCTTGTTGTATGAAGAGTAGTACTCCTCATATAATTCCATCTGTGCCTGCTTCGCATATAAGTTGAAATCAGCAGGTGTAATATAGCCGTAGTTATTCTTATTTATAACAGATAGAACTGTATTTCTAACTGAGTTTATCATATTAAAAACTTTTTACAAAGATAATAAAAAAAAGCACTCTGATTAGAGTGCCTTTAGCTTTCCTTAAGAACAAAAACAATTACGCAATAGCTATTCCAGAAACAGCGAATGGTAATAATGTAACATCGTAAGTTACTTTTGTCCATCCCTCGCCTAATGCTGCAACAACAGCCGCTTCAATAGCGTCTCTTTCTGTTTCAACACCAGCACCAGCAGTAGCGTGAGTGATAGTAACAACTTTACCTCCACCGTAAGTGATGGTAACAGTAGTAGTCGATGCTTGCTCGATAAGTTTAATGTCTGTAGCAGATACAATTTGAAATTGCTCGTTAGTTACAGGGATACTTAAAAATTTTTCCATTTTTATCTTTTGTTTATGATTAATAATCTTTGCAAAGATACTAAAAAAATACTAATCTAAATGGCTCTCAAGCAGTCTAAGTGTCTCAATTCCATCATCTGACTTCAGGTGTGATGCCAAGATAAATAAGTGATTCTCACCGTAAGGAACTGTCAACAGTTTCTTCTTGTTTGTCTCAAGGTTGAAGTATACATCCCTTCCTTTATTTTTAAGCCTCAACACATCCTGATCAAATAATTTAGCGCAGGTATTTTGAAGTTGTAACATAGGATCATTCAACATCTCCATAAATTTACTAGGGTATGTTCTTGCGTAAACAAGCACGTCTCTCTTAAGCTCAGTGGTTGAC